TGGTCTCATTTTTATCTCCCCATAAACCACGATTAGGCCAGAAGATGCTCTCCCCACGATGCTTGTAGGCATCTAGGGTATTTAGCATTGAGCCGATAGGACAGAGGGATTGAACAAAGGGCGGATACTTGTAAGGGTTCGGCTGCCTCTTGACCTCTTCTTCGTCAACAAAGACAACATTCTGCTTGGCATCCCAGAAGTCAACGACCTCGCCAAAGTCCTGCCCAGCATCGCGGTTATATTCCCTCTTAATTTGTGACTTTGGCCTTCTAAATATCCCGGCAGCCCATGTTATGCCATTCTCATCAGTTTCATAAGGAAACCACCTCCTATCTACTGGTAGAATGTCGGGGATTATGCCTTTCTCCCTGTTCAGTCTTATACATGACCTACTAGGGATACCTCCTCTAACACAGGCTTGCTCATCTATAAAGGCATCCAAGTTTACGCCTTCTCGATTGACAAGCCGCTCATTCACCATATAGAAAATATCATCCAGGAATTGCTCAATCTTAGTTGTCTGTTTATCGGTGAGGTCTTTCCCCTCAATGACTGTTTGCCTCTGATAGCTTCCCGTAATGGCAATCGCCTTTTTAGCGTATAATAGAGGGTCATTTAGGGTAGTATTGGAAACATCCTCTTCTTTCTTATCAGAATCCAGCTTCTTCATCTCGTAGGGTTTAAGTAAATACAGACCTTCATCCTCATCCATGCGGTCAAAGAGAGGTTTCATCTCCTCCTGCTTGTCTTTTACTAGCTGGTATATGTCTTTTTCTTCATCAACCATAGTTGCTCCTTATGATAAAGCCATTTTCCCAAAACACGCTACGAGTATAGCCACCAATACAAGGATGAAGTTTATTTTGCGGTCTTGCCATAGAATTTTATCGTCTTGTTTCTGCAATCTTCCAGGGAAATGGTTATACACGAAATCCCAAATCATTGAGACTTGTTCATCAAGGGTTTGAGGCTTCGGGGGTATTTCATAGTTATGTTTTAGTTTCCAAGGTTTCCACATATTGCCCTCCTTAGTATTGCCATACCGGTATTTCTTTCTGTTCTGGAATTGTCTCCGGGGTGAAGTCGTTATCGCTGCAAACATACCTCAGAGCTGCTAGCAGATGGTATGCCTTCTCATTATCTATTTCATTCGTGGTTTTATTATCGGCATCCAGTTTCCACATGCAGTTCGAAATTTGACTGAGCGTTTGCCATAAATCATTGAAGATATAGAGCTTATTGCTTTCCTCTATAGCAATTACCCTGTCAATCTGGCTGTTCTTCCTTTCAAGCGCTGGGGGAAGTATTGACCAACCAGCCTGAGTATACCCTTGCCTTATCTCGCCTTCAGAAGTAAGATTGCCGCCCCTGCTACATTTGACCGTATATCCCTTAGCCAATTCCTTGAAACGCTCAATATGTTGACCCATCGAGAAACCAGCACCAGGGGCATACTCCTGGAAGATAACCATGTCATTCTGTCTCATATATACAGGTGTGCCCGGGGGAAGTGGCAATTTCACGCGAGCTAGAAATAGAGCAGCGGGATTTGCGGAGCCGAAGTCATGGCCAGAGTAAACGTCCCAATTATCCGGAATAGTGAAGCGGTTAATTTTGCAAAGTGGCTCATTGAACTTACTGTGAACTAGCCAAGATGCCTCTATCTCATCATCCTGGGCCATAATCTCACGGCGGTATGAATCGAGAGACATATCACTGGTAATAATTGCCAGCCCTTCTCTACTGATAAAGGGGTTTTCAAGACTCGTAAAATGAATTGTCTCCCATATCCCCGTTTTATCTTCCTGTGCCTTCTTAAACAGCTTTGAGGCATGGCGGGGATCCCTAGCCCTGGAAATGCCTGTGGCTTTTAGTGAAGGTGGCGTAAAGATAATCACGGCATCCCCATTGTTATCAAGAAGCATCGGGGCGCCCACTTCATCCCAGGTATCCTCTGCCATTAACTGAAACTCATCGAGGTAAAGGTCGTCCGCATAGTCACCACGCAGGGTATTAGCGTTCCACGCCGTTTTAGCCTTGATTCTCTGCTTCGTGCCTGCAAGCTCAATAAACCGCTCTGATTCGTTTTTCTTGAAAACACCAGCCTCTACAGGTTCGGCCAGCGCGCGCGTAATCTCATACCAAAAAGTATCAGTTTGCTCATTGGTTGGTGCAGCATATAACTGCCGCCGGCCAGCTAGGAATCTCCGAACAGCCCTAATCGAGAAACCTACAGTCTTGCCACCACGACGGCCTGCTTTTACTATTAGCCGTTTGGCTTCGGATTCTACCATCCGCTTTTGTGGTAGATGTGTTTCAGGATTCCGCAGGTGTACTTGGTATTCTATCGCTGTCGTCATAGACCACCCTTAGCGTTATTTCGCCTCCGCCACCAATAGGCTGAGTTACCTTGCCTTCAGTGCGGTCCAGCAGTATGTTGAGGTCATAGGAGTTATTTAGTGCTCGGTTTGCCAGCTTCCTGGCCAGCTTATCAACGAGTGCTTCATCACTTGCCAGTAAATCCCTCAGAGCCTCACTGACATACTTGATGCCAGGTGGCCGGCCCGCAGGGTTTCCCGATTGCCCTGGCTTAAATCCATTCCCTTCCCCTCTACCTTTTGCAAGGTTTGCCAGTGAGTTAGGATGCTTGCCAGGGGGATATTTAGCCTTCTGTTTTTCCATCTTGTTCCTCTAAAGTTGTCGAGTCCTCAGTCCATGTAAAGTTATCGTTCCATTCCATTATGCCCTCACAAAGAAATTGCTAAGACATTTATTGCAGTAATAAATGGCTCCACCTAGTGTCTTTTCTTTCCTGCGTTTACAGCCATGCCCTTTAGGACAAGGTTGATACTTTGGCATATTGTGATTAAGCAAAGTGGGCATGATTGGTCTGGTTTTCCTTTTCTGAATTGATTGAGGCTTTATTGAAATTTCCTCTTCACCATGATGGCGAGATTTCTTTATCAATGTTTTTATCCAATTCAAAAACTTTTTAATCCATTCCATCATTCTCCTTAATCTTCTCCCAGCACTCGGGATGCACAGGCTTTAATTCAACCTTGCCGTATCGTTCCCTGTGCCACCAGACGAAACCGTCATACTGCCAGATCATCTCTCCGCAGTATCCACATTCCATCTGGACTCCAGCTTGTCGAACTTTGCCGGTGCCTATCATGTTTCACCAGAATGTCACCTGTATTATTTTCGCTATCACAATCCAGGCGATGACGCCCACGGCCCGGCCGAACACGTAGTAATGATGATCTCCCTTCAAATCGTTTAGCAGCTCCTTAGAAGGTTGGTATCTGGCGTGCCAGGGACAAAGGACTTCGCAAAGCCCTTCCACTAGAGCGTGCCATTCTTGGTAGCAATCAAGGAAGGCTGAGAACCTGATGCCTTTCAGGAAGCCCATTAGTCTTGCTCCTTCTTTTCCTTGATGTGCTGAACTGTCCTATCCCCGAACCACCAGAGGATGCAGGTAGCAGCCAGGCCCAGGAACCATTGAGGAGCGTCAATTCTTTCAACTACAACCTGAGCTATTACGGCAGCAAAGATTATTGTTACTGCTGGTCTAGGAATCGCCCGGATGAAGTCCGACAACCAATTATTCATGTTCACCCCCTGAAATACGAAAAACCACCCGAAGGCGGCTCTTTTGACTTCCCTTTTGGTATATACTATTAGTATATGATTACTGGTAATATACTGGCGGGTCTGGGAGTCGAACCCAGTCCTCTAGTTTATGAGGCTAGTGACTTAACCATTTGTCCTACCCGCTACAGAGTAATAATTTTGCAGCGATTTACCAAACCGATTTACAGATTCCCGACACGGCGATTTTGGTAATATTATTACCACGATTTCGACACGATTTTGTGACGAAAATGTGACGATTTTGGCTCTAAAATGACTTATGGGCATACTAAATGCCCACTTTGTCAAGTCTATTTCATATATGTTTATTTGTCAAGTTGTTGCAAAAACTGGTGTTTTTCGCCAGTTTTTGACGCATCCCAAACCTCTCTATTCCACCGGGTAAATGATATGCTCTTGCGCTTCTTTCCCTTGAGATACATCAGGATCGCCCGGGCTCCATCGCTCAGGTTACTAAGAGTCCTGCCATCTTCGACCTGGGTGATGAGGAGCTCCCCCTTGTTGTCCACAGTTTCGAGCCTAGCCTCTATCTCGCTGATTGCTATGCCCGCTTTGACAAAGTAAGCCTCTGAGTGAAGTTGCTTTGATTCGCCTGACTCTTCGTGCTTAGTTACCCAATCCCCAGCTCTGAATATGTCAGCGTGGTCTAGAATCCAGAGGATTTGTCGCGGGCACCAGCGTATCTCCCCGTAGTGATACCATTCTTTTTCCGCTTTTTTCCCATTTTCAGTATACGAATACCATTTGCCCGGGCAGCCCTTCCAGCGTTTACACTTTCGGCAGTCCTGCTCAGCCACGCCAAGCTCCCCTGCCTGGCTTTCGCATCAACTTATCTACCTCCTCGAGGCTTTCTATCTTGGGCTCGATATGAATAGTCGGCTTGTCGC